CTGCTGTGTCTTACTTCCGATTCACCGAAAGTATTGCCTAAAGCATCGAATTCCGGTTTTGGGAATTGAGCGTATAGATTGCTCCAGAACCTTTTTACGTTGACTTCAATTTGGGATATGGCCAACATGGCGTTTTTAACCGCGTTCTTTTCTATTTTGTTTAAATTAACTTTAAAATCCTGTATATCAGAGTCGTAGGAGTACTCTGTGTGGATCCAGTAACTGTGGTTTATGGCGTCCACGAAATCGTAGAGCTCGGGATATTCGAATGGTTTAAACGCCACTCTTTTATCAAATATAGACATTATTCGTTAATTTTAATACATTATATACAATAGACTAGCCATTGGAGCACTTTTGTGCTCTTCAAAGCTAAATCAATAAATTCTAAGTTAATTAAGCAGACGGAATCTTACCTGAGCTGTTGCCTATGCTAGGCGTATTAGATAGCTTCGCAAGGTTAGTGGTAGTAACTTTGTTGTTACTTTGTACGCTTGGTCCCCCAGCGTTCAATGCTGCTATCTGATCTGAATACTTATCAGGAGTGGCAGATGGTCTAAAAGCATCCCCTTTTGTAGCCTTTTTAAATAAATCTATTAAGAAACTCATGTCGTCTGTTTTGTTCTAATAAATATGATGTTTTTAGAATAAAATTAATTAACTTTTTCCAACCAATTCAACAAATTTTTGGTTTAAGTAGTTTTTTTCGTCCGGTGTAAATGTGGACTTATTTGTCAATTGAGGTTTCTGGGATTGGTTTTGACCGTTATCGAAAGTCAAATCATCATCGTCCATTTCGTCCTTGTTGATCTCTATTTTACCGCAATTTGTATTCACCTTAGCTGTATAGGTCATACCATCCGCGCCGTATCTGTTCTTCATAATGTGTATACGGCCGGTTCCATTGACTTTGTCCTGGCGCTTCCTGGACAACGACATAGCGAAATCTGCGATCATCATCTTATTGTAGGATCCTGCCGCTTTGTCTCCTTCGATCACGTCGTCTTTTGCAGCCGTTCTATTTACTTGGGACACTGTCCACACTGGAACTTTAAGTTCTCTTGCCATACCTTTTATGGAAGTGTACACGTCGTCTATGGCGTCCTTTGGATCGATGGATCTTGTCTTACTTTTCAATAAGTCAACGTAATCTATGATAACCAAGTCAGGAGGATACTTTAAATCCCTACACTTTTGAATGTGAGATTCAATTGTGGCCGGGCCAACTTTTCCCATTGGAAATTCTTTGATGATCAATTTACCCGGTAACTTTTCTATGGCTTCGGAAACTTTGTCCTTGTGCAAATGAATCTGTTGAGCATCAATGCCCGTAAACAAAGCATCGTACCTTTTACCAACGTAGTCCTCTGAAAGTTCTAATGTGTAATGACAAACTGTAAATCCTGCCGCTACTGCCATGGCACCTAAGTTTACGAGCATCCAAGACTTTCCTCCTCCTGGGTTGCCGAATATCAATCCAAGATCGCCAACTCCTAAACCTCCCATAAGAAGGTTATTTAGATTTTCCCATGGTGTTGGAATTGGGGATCTTTGTTCTTGTCTATAACGGGTTTCCACGTCCTTTTCGTACTCGTGTCCTATGGTTTTATCCTGACCGGCTTTTGCTGCCATGTTGACAATGTGTCTAATGTCTTCGTACTCACCTTTCTCCAACAATTTTACTGACTCTAAAATAGCGTTCTTCAATTGTTGATTTCTACAGAAGTTAGAAAACTCCTGTTCCACGTACTCTCTATCGTCGTTAGTTGCTTTAAGTGATTCTTTTAACTGCTCGATAACGCTAACTTTCAAGACTTCGTTGTCTATCTTCTTCACTTCCACTTGTAAAGATTCAGGAGAAGGCGTTGTGTGGTATTTGTAATAATACCTCAATGTTTCTGTTACTATCCACTTGTGAGCTGGGTTGTCGAACATGTTTGTGTCCAACACATCGTTAACGTTTTGTAAAAATTCTTTGTGCTTTAATAAGCTAGACAAAACTTTTATTTGAAATCCATTTCCATAACTCTGTAGCGTATTCAATACTGCCATAATTTATTTATATTTACTTATTTCATGAAATTTTTCGAACAACCATATCTGTAGGTTGTTTATGCTTTTTCCCAAATCGTCCTCTTCGTACAGCTCTGCAAATTCTTTGGGTCTAAAGGTCTTCGTTGGATTCTCTAGAATGTAGTCTATGGTTTCCATCGAATCTTGCGGTATGTTGGGATTTTTTAGGTCCATCAACTGTTCGTTAACGTACAGCTGATTTTCGAATGCAAGAATCCTTTCGTATATGTTTCCTTTGCTGGCTCTTGCTTTGTCCAATATTTCGTCTAACGTGAATACAGTATCGTCTGCCAACTCTGGGTAGTGCTTCAATAAGGTCTTCTGTCCGATACCTTTGACACCTGGCACATTATCTCCGCTATCACCCATCAATATTTTTTGGGATAAGAAATTTTGTGGAGTAACTCCGTACTCTAACAAAACTTCTTTAGGTTGATAAAACTTTTTCTTGATTGGAGAATATACTGTAACTTTTTCATTCACGAGTTGTAAATAGTCCCGGTCGCTTGATACTATCGTAACTTCTCCCGGTAATTTTTTGGTTAAACAACCGATCACATCGTCAGCCTCTATCTTATCTATGGACAATAAATCGACGGGCAAACACTTTAAATAGTCAATCAATCTGAGTATTTGATTGGTGATTGATTCTGCTTCCTGCTCTTGATTGTCAAACAGATCCCAGTTAGTCACCCTGCGATAACCTCTGTTAGCTTTGTATTCGGGATATAAATACTTCTTGTTAGTTGATCCGCCTTGCCCATCGAACACCAGTATGACTCTGGTAGGTCTTATCAAATTGATTGCGTATCCCAATGATTTTAAGTATCCAGTCAATCCTCCGATGTGTACACCGTATTTGTTCACGTGATTGATGATGGTGAAGGACCTAATAAAGGCGTTCAAAGAGTCTATGATTAATACTCTATCGTTTAACTTTAAAGGCTCTTCTTTTTCCTCTACGGTTTTTTTACCCAAGGATTCCAACATTGTTTTGTATCTTTCTTCCATTATTCGCTGTCTGATGGGTCAAAAATGTCTTTGATGTCTGTTTCTTCTTCTTCGATTACGTCGAAATCTTTAGATCCCAATACCTGTAACCATTCGTGACTGTGATCTTTTTTGTACTTTTCCAAGTCTTTCTTATCGTCATTGATAAATCCGTGTACAGTCATGATTAATTTATTTGTCGCAGTAACCCCAGTAATGTGGTTTTTATCGCAAGACAATTTGGTCCTTTTGGCAAATTCAACTTCTTTACCGCTCTTGGTAGCTTTAATTTTATTCGTACCCGAATTCGATACATTACCGAAGGTGATGATTAAAGAAGCATCAAAAAACATTGTGTCTCCACCTTTGTTCTTCATCTTTGGTTGACTCATGATAGTTTCAGGTTTTGCTACCCAAACTTTATTGATTGCAACGAAAGTATTTGTGTACTGTTGACTCTCTTTCCTTGACATGATGATCTTCTGATTGACGAAATTACCGAACTGTTGAGACATTGCTCCAGCGTTCCATTCGTTATTATTTTTGTTTGATTCTATGGAAAGTCTACAAGGAATTGATCCAACCGAATCCCAAAAGAAACACAAATCGTAAGGCAAATTTCCCTTCTTTTGTTCGTCTAAAATGTCAAGTATGAAAGCGGATACGTCTTCGATGCACTGTAATTTTTCTCTATCTACGTAGATAAAAAATCCGTTGTAATCGGAAACTACTCCATCACTGTCAGGTACTTCGTCGAATTTAAGTCCCATTTGTTTAGCGTGTTCCCAACTCCATTTCATCTCTGTGATAATGAATACCGGTAAGATGTTCATCTTTTGAGCTTGTACTGCAGCTTCCAATAAAGCAGTAGTTTTTCCAGTATCAGAGTGACCCCTTAATAGTGTGATGTGACCCATTGGAATTCCTGGAATTTGTATTGCATCTTGAAATGCGGGAGATAAAGGAATCCATTTCTGTTCTTTAAATTTTACTGAAGAAGACGATAAATTCTTTGACTTTTTAAACTTATCTAAATCGAATCCCCCCTTTATTGCATTTGATATTTTGCCTGTAAGTGCTTTTGCCATTCTTAAGAGTTAAAAAAGCCCTCGTAAAGAGGGCTCGTGTGATTAGAAATTAAAAAGATCATCTATTTTGGAATCGACGTCCTTTTTTGTTGTGCTCAATGAAAAGTGAGGTGTTGTTGGTGTTGCATCTTTTTCCCATGGTAAATCGGAAACTAAATCAGACTTAACAACGACTGCATCAGCATCTTGCTTGATCTCTTCTTCAGGATTCAAATGAGACATTAAAGCGCTCTTCATTTCTTCGTAAGAGTACTTTTTAAATTGCGTCATAGGATCCGGTTGAGTTGTCAACCACTGTTTAACTTTTGCAGCGTCTTCTGACAGTGGAGTACTCTTTGTTCTAACTCTGATGCTTGACGTGTTGTAAGACAATCCGGTAGTTTCCTTTCCTTGTACGTCAATAGTGATATCGCGACCTTGAACAGGATCAGTGAAATCTCCAACGTCTTCGTCCTCTACTAACGCCAACAAATCCATGTAAACTTGTTTACCGAATCCCCATAATACAACACCCAATTCTTCTTGTCCTCTAACGATGACTGGTGCGTATACTCTCATCTTTGGCTCTAACTTTTTAGCCATTTGCCAATCTTCTTTTACAGAAGATTTTCTTAGACCTTGAGCGAACTCAACGATTGGATCTTTTTCGCCAAAATTTGACAAAGAGATCATTGTGTTTTTGTTACCTATTCCGTAATGGAAAAATAACTCTTTAAATGGGTTTGATTTGTTGTACATCGAAGGAACGATGCGTACTTGATGTTTTCCTACTGCAGGCGACCATAATGTTTTGGCCAATTCGCCTTTTTGACCCCCGCGTGGGTTTTGTAAAGCCGCCAAACGCGACTTAAGTGCTGATAAATCCATAACTTTATTTTGTTTTGTTGAGTAAATATAACGTAATTGGGATGATAAAAAAATCTAAAAATCGAGTTAGACGTTTACTATTCTATGAATAGCTGTGTTTAACTTTCTTAGATCTTCCCCTTGAGTCAATAGGATGGAATTCTTGTAATCCGGCCAATTGATTATAAACTTGGTGTCGAGCACACCGCCGTTTAAAGATTTTATTAAAGTATTCAATGCATTGATCGTGTATAAAGTATTCGATTCTTTTTTTCTGTGTAGTAAGATTGTGTTACTTAAAATTTTTGTACTTGACCCTTCGATCTCTATATTGTACGTGCACATGTATTCTTCAGAATCTGGAGATTCCAAAACGAATATCTTTCCGTACATAATTTTGTATTCTCTATTTATTTCTTGTAATCTGTCCTCTAAACCATCTTTGGTAGTGAAGCTACAAAATAACTTGTTCATAAGCGCCTCTTGCGTTAATTCTAATGTTTTAATTCCTTCCATAACCATTAAGTATAAATATTAATTTTTGTGTTAAAATGCGTAATTGATTCCGTGTTTGTGCTTTACTACCATATTTCCCTGTTCCAAGATGGCTTTTATGTCAAGCAAAGTCTTTTTCCCATCGTGAGCCCTAAAGTCAAACAAAAAAGAGTCGTAGGTGATTAATACGAGCTTCGTCCTTAGATTATTTTCCTCTAGGTATTGGTTTATACGTTCTATCTTAGATACGTTGGCCAGAGTCTCCTGGTTCTGCACCAGATAGTTAAATAGCTTAAGTCTGTTCATGTCCTTTGAATACTTCAATATCCTACCGGTCGGTAATGCCATGGCGCCCTGTCTTTTGTAATTGTCCCAAGTCTCTTGAATGTATTCGTCCATTTTTTTAAAGAACTCTATGTGCTTGTACTTCTTGTCCACGCCTCCATAAAGTTGTTTGAATGTAATTGTCTTGGATTCTGCGTATTCTTCCTGAGTGATCTCTTCCTTTCCAAAATATTCTTTTCCCAACTCTGAGTGTATTGAACCTTTTCCCCATTCGTACCCTATCAAATTTCCTATCAATCTCAAATGATAAGCATCGAAATCAAACTCCACCAAATAACTGTTCTTTGATACGAAGCATTCCCTAAATTCTTTGTCTTTGGGTATCGCTAGGAAGTTGACCCCGTTAAAAGAATTTGTTGGTCTTCCGGTTAAATTATAAAGATTGTAATACGAATACAAAGAATCCCCTTTCTTAGAATAGTTTTCGTTGTTTAGTTTGTACTTTTCTCTAAATTTGTGTTCGTCTATTCCTATTTGATTTTGCTCTACTTTTTTATAAGCTTCAATCAATCTATCTTGGAATTTTGTATCGGCTTCAAGTCCAAAAAATCCCTTAACGACTTCGTACAAACATTGACACTTTTCGTAGTGCTTTGCTATGGGTATTATTTCGTTAATGTTTGGAATGTCCGGAAATCTTGAATAGTAATTATTTTGTAATAAAGTATCGCACTCAAAAGGTTCGTAGTTATTTGTTTGGTCCAAATAGATGAAATTGATGTCTATCGCATTGGGTAAATTAAAAAAGTAAGAGTGATACTTTTTGTCTATTAG